GTTACCTCTGTCTTTGGTGTTATCACTGGCACTCTTTTGCCATTGATGGTTTCATATCTGACCGAGGCTTCTGTCTCAATAAAAGGCATTATCTATCCTCCCTGTTAATTTCTAATATGGATGCGATAACATCTACCGCCCCACTGGTCGCCTGAACCTTTAATATCTCACTCTCCATCATAATCAAAGGTTCGGTTAAAATCTGTTCTTTCTCATTAGCGCTAAGACTCACATTGTTATCAATAACAAAGGCTGTCCCTGCCGCGTTGGTTAATGTGGCCTTTACAACAGCTGCACCACCAGCATCCTCTGAGGCTAACAATGATTTGACGATAGCTCTAGAATTACCTGGCACGGTATACAGGGTTGTAACATCTGTAGTTGTTAAACTTACCTTATCGTTTTTATATATGTTTGCCACTAGCCTAATCCTAACCAGGTAAATCTTTCCTGGTCCTCTTTCTGTTGTGTTAAGTATGTAGAGTTTAACTGTTCTATGATTGTAGTTAAC